CCTTCTTATTATATTTCGTGCTAGAAAGCATTAAGATTGCGCCTAAAAATGTATCTATAGCCATTACTGTTCCAGATATTGCTTCTCCATAAGGTAAATTCCATATACCTGCTAATGCTAAATACAGGGTTGCTAAAGCTGGCAACACGATTTGTGCTATATATTTTAATATGTCATAAATTTTATTGTTTAGCATATTATCACTCCTTTATTAAATTCCTATTTTTGCTAATATAAATGTTACTATTGCTGTTATTACAATAGATATTATATTTCCTACTAAATTAAACCATCTTTGCCTTGGTTGCTCTTTTATAGCTTCTACGTCTTTCTCTAAAGATGTTATATTTTCTTTTATATTATTTATATCTTTTGTATTTTCTTTAGCATTATTGTAAGCTCTATATGTTATATCTTCTATTTTTTTGTAATCATCTAGTTTACTTTCAATTACTGCTAATCTAGTAAGAACTTGTATTTCGAAGTTATCTTCTTTGTTTTCCATAGCTCCTCCTTAGTCTACTACTTCTACATATAGTTGTGTTGCAGATATTTTATTTAAACCTTTAATTGTAAAATTTGCATTATCTAAAGCTATATACAATTGGATTAAATCTCCCTCTTTTACTTCCATATAATTATAAAATGTAGACATATTATAAGCTTCATTCATATTTTGTAATCTATGTTGAATTTCTGTCATTTTTATACCATTTTTTCTTATGTATATAAATGCATTACGTCCATCACTTTCCTTATGCAGTACAGAAACTGTTCCTTTAACATTTATGTGATTTATTCCTGCTCCTATTTTTATTCCATTAGTTGTCAATGTTAGCTTTTCATTTGCATTCCCTCTACTTACTTGAAATTGTATTGGCTCTTGCAAATATTGATTTCCACCAGTATGACTATAATTTCTATCTGCATTAGTTTCTATTGTCATATTTGTTTTTCTTTTTTCTAATTCCTTTTTTAAGGTTAAAATTAATGGTTCACTCATTATTTTTCCTCCCTTCTTGTTATTATTTCTAAATTACTTCCTACTGGTACTTCCCAATCTTTGAATTGTATATGTGTTGTGTCTATTTCTATGTAATTTAAATCTTTTATTAATTTAGATCCTTCAAAATAAACAGACAAAGAATTAGTACCTACTTCATAAGTAGGTACTTCATAATTCGTATTTTGTTCTATTGCTGTTTCTACTACTCTACTAGTAGTTTTAATTATATAATTCTTTGCTGGTGTCCCTGGTGGACCTTCTTGTCCTTCTGGTCCGACATCTCCTTTATCTCCTTTGACTAAAATTAAATTTAAAACTTGATTAGGAGATTCTCCTGTTATTGTTGCACTTGGAGTATCTCCACTTTTAACAGTTCCTATTGTTAGTGTGTTAGCAGGTCCTGGACTTCCATTTGCTCCATTTTCTCCAGGTATTCCTTGATCTCCTTTAATGCTTAAAACACCTTTAAATTCACCTTCACTATTTCTTATTTTCAAGATATTAGACCCTTTACCATCTGGTTGCAACCATACTTTTATTACTTCATCAATTGGTTCAGTATCTCCAATATATACTCCACTTTCTCCAATTTCTCCTTTATCACCTTTTTCCAGAGTAAAATCTAAGATTTGATTTGGTGAATTTCCTCTTATAGCTACAGCTGACTTTTCTCCAGTCTTTACTTCTCCAATACTTAAAACATTTGGTGGTCCTTGTGGTCCAACAATCAATGGAATATTGATTAAATCACTAACACTATAATTCTCATATTCACTACTGCTTAAATCTGTTATTTCTCTAGTTTCTATATCTGAATTTATTAAATCATTTATTTCATTCATATTATTCATCACTCCTAAAAGTAATTTCTTCTGTTAATGTAATAGTTCCTTGCCCCAACGTTTTAACATAATCACCCGATTTTAATTCTATATCATAATTGTATGTTCCATAAGCTAAATCGGAAGTATCCTCTGAATTTAAAACAAAATTAAAATACCCTTCAGAATATTGAATGTCATCTGAATATCTCTTTTGAATTAATATATATTCACTATTAGCATTTTGCTTAACTGTAAAATAAACTTTGTCTTCGCTAGTTAATTGGATTGGATTTCCTTCGCCATCTTTAATTTGAAACTTAAAAAATTGAGTATCACCTCTAGTAAATTCAATGTCCATCACTTACCTCCTTTATAAAAACCTATTACTGTTAATAAAGCTATGCAATTTCCTGTGTTATTTAAACATTTTGAACTATACACATCTCCTACATCAATATTAAACTCAGGTGGATTATCAGCTGAATGTATTTGAAGTGTAATACGTTTATCAGTTACTAAGTGTCTAGCAATATTGCTACTAATAACTGTTTCAACTTTATGCAGTTCATTTGATGGAACAGATGGCAAAAATCCACTATTACCAAAAGCTTTTTCTATTTCGTTTGTATAGTATTCTTCATCAGTAAATCCTTCAGAATCTAATACCAATTCTTCATACCAATCTGATGATTGTTCATTTTTATATAATTTTAAATTTCTACAATATCCCCAGCCACTTTTTCCATATCCACTCCATTTAATTGGTGAGTGCATTAAAACAACTCTTGCATCTAATATAGTATATCCTTTTGGAATATATACAGGAATTTTATAAGTCATTTTCCACATAGTATTGCTTGAGGGGTCTGCACTAAAGCCAACTTTTCCCCATTCATATTTACCAAACTGTATAACACTTAAAATTCCATCTTCAGTAATTAATTGTGTTCCATTTTCAAGTTTTATTCCTTCTTCTCCAATTGAAACTAAATTGTTCCCAAATGCATCTTTTATTTGCATAGAACCATTAACATCATTTTCTCCACCTAGAATTAAAGTACCACCTTTAATTCTATCCGCTGTCATGGTTCCAGATTTAATTAAATTGGCATTTATACTGCCAGTCTTAATTCTATCTGCATTTATTGTTCCTGTCTGTATATTATCCCACATAGTATCTAAACTATATTTTCTAATTAATTGTTGTATTGTTTGTGGTATTCCACCATCTTGCCTACTTACTTTTCTTATTACTTGATCTTTCATTTTTTCTCCATTATAAAAGAGCACTTAAATAAGTGCTCTAAATTTATTCTAAATGCTTATATCCATAAATAAGCATTATAATTATTATTGTAATATATATTATATGTAGCCATGTTTTACTATCTTCTAATTCTCCTATTTTAGCTTCCTGTTCTTTTATTTTATTATTCATATTATTTATAGAGTTTCTTTTTGTTTCAACCTCAGTTTTTAATCTATCATTTTCTTCTGTAATAGCATTAAAATCCCTAGTATCATTCATATTCACCTTTAATTTTGTCTCTGAGTTACTTTGGCTCGCATATTTATTTTTATCTATTCTTATTCCACCTTCTTCAACAGGTGCTGTATATTCTCCAGAATAAGCTCCAGTATGATAATGATATGTTCCAGTTGAACGATTGTAGTGACCACCATATCCATCTGTTCTTCCTGAGTGTGCTAATGAACACGGTTTTATTAATGCAATTATCACAAATATTATCAATACGACTTTTTTCTTCATATTTCATCCCCCTAAAACATCATATCACTAATATTTTCTATTTTCAATATTATTTTATTCTTGAACGTATAGGGATAAAAATTAAATTTTCAACGTTTCCATATTTGTCAACTTTAAATCCTAAAGTTTTTAATATATCTATTCTTTCTTCACTATTAATATCTTTATTTTTGTTCACATTATCTACAATGGCTTTATCTGCATATGGATCATTAATATCTGACATTTTTATTATTAAGGATTTATATATTAAGTCAACATCTTTTAAATTATTCACATAATTATAAACTTTATCCCTTTTAGTTCCACTAATTGTTTCGCCATCTTCGTCTTTATCATTTTCAAACTTATTGCTTTTATAATCTAGATATACATTTATAGGCATTCCTAACTTTTCAACTGCTACTGATACCTTTTTGTCTGTACTGGATATATAATTCTTATACAATTCTAATTTATCTTTATCTGAATATTTAGAATCTAATAATATCTTAGATTTCGTAGTATTTTTTAATTGTTTATCTTCTTCTAGTTCACCGGAGTCTTTTTGCCTTTGAGTTTCATAATATATTTTGTTTTTAAAATCTGCATATGACTCTAAAGATATATTTTGTGTTTTTTCTTTTTCATCATCATCAAGCTTTGTCCATTCACCATGATATTTATAATATTTTTCTTCTCCTGCTTCTGCTGTTAAATCTTTTACTTTAGCAAATTCTACTTCTTCTACTCCTTTTTTAGCTAAATTATTTATTTCTTTTTGTACTGCTTTAAGCTGTTCTTTCTTTGTTTCATCTTTCAAATCTGAGTTTTCAATTTTTCTTTTTTGTTGATACAATTTATTCATTTCTCCAGAGATATCTTCCATGTATTTATTTTTAATTTTGTCTAAATCACTTGCTTTATCACTATTAGCTAAAATATTTAATTTCTCGTTTTTCTCAAAAAATTCACCAGGATATTTACTCTTCATTACTGAATCTGTTGTAAATTTATCTTCTATAATATTATTTTCGGCTTGAGGTGTTAACATTGGTAATACTACATCACTAATACCACCTCCGTATTGATCTAATAAGTAATTAATTTTATATGGACTAACATTTAACTTTTCGCCTAACCATTTACTTAATTTATCTGTAGATTCGTCATATTGTTCTACCACAGGTTTATTTTGTAATCTACTTGGAACAATATCTTCTCCATACCAACTTGTATTTGTTACTGCTTGTATAATTGGAGATATAATATTATTATCTAATGGATTATTAGGTGCTAAATTATCCATAGTAAATTGTAAATCTTCCCAAAAGTCTTTAGATAAATTGTCTATATTTATTTGTTTGTCTTCTGTTAAATATTCACTGGTATTTGAAACTATTTTTTGAATAGTGGCTGTAGTTCTTCCTTTTGGTATTCGTATAAATTTACCATCACCATATTTAGCTATACAATAATAATTATCTTTAACATAATCTTGTAATTCTTGATAGTCTTTATCGTCCTTCCATAAAATGTTATTTAATAATATAACTGGTAAAGCTGAAACAGCATACTTACAAGCTAAAACTGTCCATCCCTTTAGGCCCTTTATTTTTGCTTCTTGAATATTTCTTACTTGTTGCATTGCTCCTTGAACAGAAGCATTTAAGAATGTTGCTCCATTTCTATTCAGAAACTTTGTAACATTTCCTCCTGCTTTGAAATTCGTTGTTACCCTTGCTGCATCTAGCATAGATGTTTCTACACTTCGGCCTTCTTCTCTACTTGCAATATATTCTGCTAGTCTTGGTGACATCTCTATAATGTTATTTACTTTACTAATTGCTCGAAGTGGCATTGTAGCTATATTCTTGCTCATACTAACTTTTCTATCATTTTCAAATGAACCATCATTAGAGTTAAAATAGCTATTTTGCTCTCCACCATTCTGTATATACTCATTATACCAATAGCCTTTGTCTATTATCTGACTATATGCTTCTGGTAATTTAGAAATTGTTTTTATAGTATGTTGCGAGTTTCCAACTATATCTTGAATATCTTTTAGCGAATTAGTTACCATAAATATAGGGTTGTATTCTGTTAAAACACCTCTTCTAAAATTACTAATTTTATTTAATGCTTTAATTTTGATTGCTAAGCCTTCACTAACAGGTTTTAAGGCATCTAACATATCTTTACTTATTTCGAAAGTAACTTTTTCTCCATTTTCAAAAACAGTAAAAGTTGGAGGAGTTGTTTTATTTCCTTCTTTTAGTAATTCGTTATTATCTGAATTAGTAAGCTCTTCTATAATATTAGACACATCTATATTTTCTGCTGTTTGAACTGTTTGCAAAGTATGTAATAACTCTACTCCAAAATTATTTCTAGCACTTGAACTATATGTTTGCAAAGTTCTATTTGCCATTGTTTCAAATAATGGCAAAATATCTTGGTTTCCACCTTTAGCTCTTTTTATCGGACTATTTACTCCAGTTTTCCTTGTATCTAAAGGTACTGCTATTGCATTTCCTTTATTATTCACTCTTGATATAGGAACATAGTGCGGATACATTTCTTTAAATAGCTGTCTAGTATCTTCTGATATTACTCCTGACTTTACTAATTCTTGTGTATTTGCATCTAGGAAATCATAAACATCTTTTGCCCATTCTTTAAACTTAGGGTTCTTTTCCTCATACTTATCTACTATTTTTTTAGATATTTCAGCTGTTATTTCATTTGAAAAAACAGGTTTATTCTTAACAGGATTTTTCCTTTCATAATTCAGTCCTGTATCCCCACCAAATCTTTCTTCTAACGTCATTCTATCTATATTTAATTGATGATACATATACTTATTAAATTCAGTAGCATTACTTCCAACTTCTTCTCTTATGCTTTCTAAACTTTTGCTTATCAATTTTTGAGTCTTTGTTTTACTATCAAATTCATATCTAGGCATACCAATTGCATTTTGACCTCTAGCGCTAGCAGTTAAAGTATAATCCCATTTTCCTTGCAACTCTCGATTTTTAGTTTTTCTTGATAATTCTTCAAATACAATTCCTTTGTCAAAAACATTAGCTTTAAATATAGCTAATACTCTACTTTTTTCTTTTTCTTTTGATGGCATTTCTTCTAAAATTTGAGCTATTTTTTCTTCTCCTACGTCTTCATCATTGTTATTGGTTATTAGGTCATTATTTTCTGTTATACCTATGTCTTTTAGTCTTTCTTTATTGTTTTGGTTTATTATATTTTGACTTTTAACTATATCCCAGTTTTCCTTTGTAGGTAATCTTAATTCTTGAACTGTTTTACCTTTACCTGTTGGGCCTATTTGATTTTCTAGGAATGATTGCCATGCTCCTGGTTGTTCTATAGATTGTCTAGTATTAGTAACACCATTTGATGTTCTGTTTAATATTTTATTCATTGATTTTTTTATATCATCTATCAAATTTTTAGGAACTCCATAATCTGCTTTTAAATCTCCATATATACTTGCTACTTGGTCAGCTATAACTTCTTCTGCTAATATTTTTTGTTTGCTTCCGTTTAAATCATTTACATTAAATAAGTCACCAGATGATTTAGCATAATTAAAAATAGCTTCTTGATAATCAAAATCATAAGCTATTTTATCTACAATTGGTTGAATTTCTTTAACATATATTTCATTATTGTTTTGTCTCAAGAAATGAACTATTTCATGATAGAAAATATTTTTAGTATTTTCATTTCCTTTAGTATCAATATAAAATGTATTCTTATCAGATAACCCTTGAAAATAATTTTCTTTTCCATATTCATAAAAAACAACATTTCCATTTAAGTTATTAATTATGTCTTTTAATTGCCTTTCATCTGCTGATAAATTCTTTTTTTGATATTTATTTGCATATTTTATAATGCTTTCTTTTACTTCTTTTTCTGTGACTTGTTCATTTGCTTTAATTCCGTATAATTTTTCATAATCTGTGTTTTCATCTCTTTGCCCTTTTTCGTATATTTCAAGAAGTCCCTGAACTCTTCGTCTGTCATTTTGTTGATTTTCTTGTTTTCCATTCACTCCACCTCTTCTGTTATTATATAATTTATTTGAAGCATTTTCAACTATTTTGTCTTTCTCTCTCTCTAAATGAACTGTATTAGTATTGTTAGAATTTCTACCTGTAAAAGAAAGTTTACTTTGAATATTATTATTATTTCCTTGATACTCTTGTCTATAAGCACTTTCAAATTTATTTTTTACATCTTCCCAATAAATCTTTTCATTTTTACTTCCTGTGAATTTATTTAATTTATCTACTACCCAATTATATATTCTCTTAAATACATTAGGCTTTTCTTTATTTAAAGAATTAATAAACTCTTGGTCTCCTAGTTTTTGTGCTAATGTATCTGCTATCTCTTCTTCATTTATCAAACTTTTAAATTCTTTGCTATTTTTATCATATACTTGTGAATACATTTCTTCAAGATTACTTCTTGCCTCACTATAACCTTCTCTATTGCTGTTTTTATCTAGTATCAATTTTGACAAATCTTCAAATTCTTTTGTTCCAGTCATATCATGTAACATTTCATGTATATATACTTGTTGCAGTGTTTTGTTGGTATCTGCTCTAGGATTAAATATCACTTCTCTTTGCGTATTTCCTTTTTCATCTATAGTATTCCTCCATAAAGCATTAACATCTGTTCTAACTTTTCCATTTGAATCTTTAAATAAATTTTCATCAAATCTGCTTGTTATTCCTCTATCATGTAATTTTTGATTTATACTTTGTATTGTTTCGTCATTGCCATTTAGATTATATGCTTTTGCACTATCTATTAAATTCATAGATGATGTATCAATATTATTTTGAGCTGTTTGATTGTTCATATATTCTTTATATAAGTTATCTAAAGCATTAATTGTATCATTCTTTGCAACATAACCACTCTTTTGTCTTTGTTTTTCTACAGAATCATATATAGTATCTATCCAATCATCTGGCATAAATTTTACATATTTCTGTCCTTGTCTGTTTAATGTTCCTGTATTATTTGGAGTTTCTTCTTGCCAACTTTTATATGCAATTCTCTGTATCTCTGAATTTGGTCTATTTGCTATATTAGTTCCTATATATTTAGCCACATCTAACCATTGGTCTTTAGTTCTTTTTCCTTGTTTATTTGGAGCTATAACTTCTTTTGCTTGCTCTACAATGACATTATCATAATTAGTTATATTTCTATACTTATTATATATCTCTTTTCTTCCAGATAAATATTTCTTACCAATATCTAATTTGTCGCTATTTTCTTGTGATAATTGTGACATTTGTTTAATTTGATTAATTGCATCTAATGTATTATTATTATCTAATTGATTTTTTGATGCTAAATCATTTGTAGCATAAATCATGGATTGTTTATCTTCTGGTGATAAATATTTATCATTTTTTACTATTTCATTTATTTTATTAGCTATATCTTGTTGTGAAGTTACTACTTGATTTTTATTTTGTCTAGTATTTTCTGTTGGTTGGGATATTCTGCTTTTTAATTCTTCTTGAATAATTCCATCTACATCAACACCATTTTTTCTTGCTTCATTAAATGTTTCTCGTACGTCACTTGAAGTTGGAATATAGCCTTTTTTCATTTTATCAACAAGATTACTTGCTTTACCAATCCCCAAAGAAGCACTACCTACTATTCCTCCAACTAAAGCACCATCTATAGCTGAATTAAGCATATCTGAACCTAACTCTTTCCACCCTTCTATTGTTCTATAGTCGTGTTTTAAGAACTCGTCACCAGCTGTCACTTTAGTAGTTAATTCTGATATTGGTTCAATTATTCCTTCTTGTATAAAATTATCAGTCATACCTATTCCCAACTCTCTGAAGGCTTTACTCATACTACTCTTAGCAACTTTTCCACCTTTAACAAATCTTCCGACTCCAATTTGCTCTGTTAAACCTTCTACCACACCCATAAGTTGACTATATGTACTAGCTTGTTCTTCATTCATACCTCTAGCTTTAGCTTCATCATAATAGCTATCTGTAGCAGAGCCAACTGAATATAATGTTCCAGCTCCAGGTATTGCTGATGGAAGCATTTGCCCAATTGACGGAGCTAATTCTACTAACTTTCTTCCTATTGGATTTGTTGTTTCTATTGTATTTTGTCTTATTCTTTCATTATTTATATCTTCTTGTTTTTGTAATTTTTCATTTATTGGATTGATAATAGCATTCTTATTATTTTCTATTGTTGTATTTAGGATATTTTTGGCATTTTGATAATTTTCATTTTTCTTCAATGTGGCATCTATGGATTTTCCTAAATTTCCTAGTCCCTTTGGTAATCCTAACAATGTATTATTTAACATTGTATCACCTAAGGATTTTAGAGTTTTAAAACTAGTTTGATTTCTCATTTCATTTTGAGTAAATCCTATTAATCCATTTCCAATTCCATATCCTACATTGCCTAGCATATTACTTGCAGTCGTTTTCACTTGTTCCCACACGGAAGGCTTTACCGCGAAGTCATTCATACCAGCTGTATTAAATCCATCATGTGAGTTACTATAATCTCTATTATAGATTTTGTCTAAACCTGTTTTCTGTAAGTATGATTTTCTATTGTCTTCTACTTTTTTTATATGTTGGTCATATTTTTCCTCTAATTTTTTTCTTTTCTCTTTATCCTTTATTTCATCTAAATATACCCAACCCATGATTTCCTCCTATTCATAACCTATCCCATATGCTTTTAATATTTCTTCAGCTTTATTATATTTTTTACCTGTTAATCCATCTATAACATATGCACTTAAACCTGGACCTTGTTTATTTACAATTTTTATATTATTAACAACTTCTTCTGCTGATGGTCTATTATTAGTATTTGAATTATTATTTGTATCTTCCATATTTACTTTTAATCCACTCCCCGATTTGCTACGTGAAGAACTTCTAGCTAGATTTTTTTTTGAAGATTAAATTGTTGTTGCCATTGTGAATCTGCTACTTTATCTCTTTGTTGTTGATAATCCCATTGTTTTTGCTTCCATTGATTTTCTAATTCTCTTTGTCGTACTTGCTCATCAAATGATTTTTGCCATTGTTGGTCTGATATTTGGTCTCTTTGTTGTTGATATAAGTATTGTTCTCTGTTCTGTCTTAATTGATAGTTTTGTGTTAGCAACTGCATTTTTTGTGCATATAATTCAAGTGCACTTTGTGCTTGCTGAATACTTCCATTTTGACGCGCCTGTTGTATTTTTAAGTTATAGTCTGCTTGCAACTCATTAGACTTATTTAACGTATCTGTAACACTCTTTTGATATGCATTATATAAAGATGTTCTCGTTGTTTCTGCATATCCTGAGTTTCCTAAACCTTGCATTGCAAGTTGTTCCATTCCGGCTCCATATTGATTTGCTTGTTTTTGGTAATTAGAATATAACCCTTGTGTTGTTTTGCTTGTTTCTCTATCTAATTTTTCTTTTTCTCTATTTAATTCGTCAACTTGCATTTGAGTTTGTTGATTAATTATTTCGTTTTGTTTTTGTTCTTGCTGTTGCAATAGATTATTTTGCTGATTTACTAAACTATCTATGTCTTCATATCCGCTTGCCACATTCTTCACCTACTTTCTACTTATTTTCTTATTACAAATGTTAATACACTATCTTTTGGTACTTTAAAGTTAAATCTTATCTTATCGCTTTTTCCTGTACCTCTTTCTGTATAATGTTCATTTAAAGCTAACAGATTTCCTTCATAATACACATCAAGTCCATGCGTATTAACATTATATATAGATGGTATTGTATAATCTTCTGTTTCTTCTATATCTGCCAATGCCTTCGCATTATATTTATAAGTTTTGATTATCAATTTTTTTATAGCTTCTTGCCCATTCTCTTCTTCTTCCTCTATCTTTGGTATTAATCCTTCATTTATATAATTCTTTATATCTTCTCCACTTTTATCAAATATCTCTTTCAATTCTTGTGGAGATTGCGTTGGAGAATCTGGTAAATTTTGAATATTATTAGTTTGTACTGTACATTTTGGTAAACTCACTAGTTATCACCTCATTTCTTTATATATCCACCCACAAATGCCTCTATAGTTGCACTATACAGACCAAATGGCTTGTCTTTTTCATCACTATAAAATTTAAGAGATAGTTCGTTTATCTTCTTCTCTTTAATTTTATAAATCATATATGATTTATTGGTTGTAACAAAACTAAAATTTGCAAAATTAATATTTTTAAAGCTAAATCCATTAGAAGATTTCTCTGTTGTATATTTATAATCTTCTGACTTGTCGGTTCTTCTTGCTAATTTAACTCTACCATTTTGGATTGTTTTTATTTTTGTTATTCCCCCACGTTTATTTGTAGTTTTTAATTGATTATCATATCCAAAATTATCCATAGGAGTAGTCCAATAACTAATTATCGTATTTCCATTATCGTTATTTCCATCAACAATAAAAATAGAGCCATCTTTGGCTCCTATGTATAAAATATCATCATATTCTTTTAATATATTAGCTTTAGCACTACTTAAATCCCAATAAAACCATTCATATTCAAAACTATTTAAATTAGCATATTTCTGTCTACTGTCTGCCAGGTAAATTCTTCCATCAACTAATATACATAAATAGCCTTTCCAAATAGTCATACAAGCTTCTTTGTAGTTATTTTCATTGGTCATTTTAACATCAACTAAGGTGCTTCTGTGTGCTATTACTTGTCTACTATCGATTTTTTCCGTTGTTATACCTTCTAATCCATATCTGCTAAGATAAACAATATCATCTTGAAAATTAGCACTTCCAGCATAGCAACCTATGCTTACATTTCCTTGTTTACTTGGATATATCTTTCCTGCTTCTGTATCCAAAGTTGGTTCATGATAAAATACATTTGCATTATTTTGGTCTAGATTTTTAAAGATCCATAAGATATTATTCCCTACTGTCATTCCTGTTATTTGTGAATCGCCTGCACCATCTTCATAGTAACTTAAATCTGATATATATTGTGGATTATTTAATTCTGCATGAAATACTGCATTAGGATATTCTGGATTACCTGTAAAAAATAATCTATTATCAAATAATAACGCTTGTTTACATTTATTGATTCTATCTGTATATCCTTCGATTGTTTTAGAAAATGTTATAAATACATTGTCTTGACCTCTCAAATTAGGCTCTGGTGGTATCTCTTTAAAAGTTACTTTGCCTGCAACTCTGTCTACTATAAAATTTATTTCTTCTTCCATCTCGACATCATTTACTATAGCTGTCACTAATTCAGAATCTATTTCTGTTGCATCTAAGTAAAAGATTTTATTCTTTCCATCACCTACAAAAGAATTTGTTCTTTTAGACGTCAATATGTTTATATCTTGTAGGCCTTCTCCTCCTCCAATATTTCCTGCCGTTCTACTAATTGTAGTAGTGGGAATAAATGGTTCATCGTCAATAACTTTCTTACAGTTACCAGAATAATATACTAAATATGTTTTTCCATCGTTTATATAGAGCTTTTCACCTATTTTATTATAATAAGACTTTATATCATTCATTTCTGAATATATTTCTTTTATATTGCTATTTTCTGGACAATTAGGAAAATTGTTCCATTCATATAGTTTATTTCCAGAATGTATTATAGCTATTGAATTACTATATACATATATTCCTAATATTGGTCCTTTACCTATTTGTGCCAACTTTCTGTAGCCTGGTCTTGTTTCTATACAAGCCCCCTGTGTATCTTCATAATTTTTCCAAACATTAAGAGCGTCTGGACTTCTAGTTATATTAACCAAACTAGCTTCTTGCAGAAAGTCAACACCTTTAAAGTCTGTATATATTCGTTTTATTCCTGTTGCCATACAATTCCTCCTATATGTCAAATTCTCCTTCGTTTTCATCTGGCTCATATTCTTTTAAATTAACACTAGGTATGTTTTTTCTAGTATCTAGCAATTGTAATTTTCTTTGATACTCTGTTGCAAAAGCTGTATAATTAGCTGATGGATCTGTTACTAATATGTCGTTTGCTACTTTATACGGTAAAATACTTTGTACGTCTTGGTCTATCTCTAAATAGAAACTGTCTTTTGTTCTTTCATTAATTACTGTTGGATATTTATAATATTCTAATACTGTTTGACCATGATTCTTATCATTGATATATATTTTATTTTTTCCCATCAAGTAATAATTTGAATTTGTTTTTTTATTATCTTTGTCTAATAAATATATATTCTTAGCCTGATATAAATCGCTTGGCAACATATATGCAGTGAATCTATCTGATTTATTTTCATCTGCAATTTCTGGATATATTTTAGTTGCAATTATTTTTTTGTTCTGAGCTAATTCTTGATATGCTAAATCTATTAAAAAAGGCATTCTTATAGCAATATCTTCATCTTCTGTATAATTATCTACATTAGGTGAATACTCTTCTATTAAAGCTAGTATTTGTCTTTTACATTCTCCATATGTCATATTAATTCCTCCCAAGTTTGGCAGAATCGAACTGCCCATTCCTTTAACTTGATATAAAAAAGAGGGAATCTAAATCCCTCTAAAATTAAGGTAATTCTACAGCTTGTATTTTTATATCTGCTGTTTCTCCCTTAATTATTACATGTCCTTTATTTGGTCCAGATACATTCATGAATTTTCCAGATTCCACCACTATTGCATATGTCTTATTTGTAGGAATAGATATTTCTAAATCTTCTACTCCTTGTAATGCATTTCCTTTCAATATAGTAGCTTTTTTAGTTGCTGAATTGCTATTTGTTAATAATAGTAAAATTTTTCCACAACTTTTATTAGTATAATTTACTTTAGCTCCAGCAGATGCATCAACTGCAACTGCTGTTACTAATTCTTTAGCTTCATTTCTAACTAATTCAACATTTTTAATTTCTGCTATTGCCATTTACTTTTCTCCTTTCTTATATTTTATTGATGGCATTTTAAAACCGCACATTCTTTTGGTCTTATCATTTTTCCACCATATGTATTTAATCCTTTTATTGCTTCTGCAAATCCTTTTTCTGGTTCATATGGTTTTAATTTATCAATACCATTACAATATGCAAAAGCTTTTGATGTTTTTAAGATAATATAATCATCTGTTCCATCGTTATAAGCATTATTTGTCATTTTGATTTTGGCATTGTTATATAATCCTAATACACCTTTTGAGATTAAAGAATCATTATTAGTTTTTAATTCTATTAATCTATTTTGGAATAACATATAGAACCATGGCGTTAAATACATAGTAACATCATCTTTTGTAGATACTCCATTATTCCATAATTTAACAAATAAATCGTCAACAGCTTTCTTAGCTGATGCTTCATCGCTTATTTTAGTAGACGCTGTTTTATATCCTGCATTTTTTGCCATTTGTGTAGCACAGAATATATCTTCTTGTTCTGCTAAAGCTCTTGTTGTTTCTGTTTGTAATGCTTCCATTACACCTTCTTGAGCTTGCGCCTTGTCGATATTATCCATTCCATAATTAAAATAATCGAATTGATCAATATCTAAATATGATGATGTTCCATCAACATTTTCTGGTGCATCTATATCTTTACCAGGAATATATTTCTTAATAGTTGGTCTACCAGAGTTTTGTATTTTAACTCTTTTTCCTTGTCCTGCCTCACTTTCAAATTTATAGTCACAGTCTTGTTTAAATACTGTAAATTTTGGTAATTCTAATTGTATGTATTTTGACCATACAGTTGATTTAAAATTTGCGTAACTCATGTTTTTCTCCTTTCTTATTTCCAAAGTTTCATACTTTCTCTTACACGTTTCCAAATAGTAGGATTATCTAAGTCTTTGCTAGATAATTTATCTACCTCTTCTGGGGTATAAAACTCTTTATCTTTGTTGTCTGGTACTGTAGATTGTGAACTTCCTGTAGATGCAGGTTTATTTGGTGCTTCTTCTTTTTCTCCATTTAACTTCTTCCACATCTTGTAGACTTCACTTATTTTTGTCCCGGTTTTAAAATTATTAGCAAAAGCTTTAAACTCCTTATTTTGTAAAATACTTGTATCTACTCCGCTTTCTTTTAATTCTTTTTCTTTTAATTTGTTTGTTAGGTATTCCCCTAACCTAAAAAACTCTGCATTTTCACGTGCAGTAGTTTTTCCTCTTTTCTGTTTTGTTGCTAGTTCATTTGCCCTAGATTCAATATCTTTCTCGTCGTACATTTCTATAATCTCATTAGCATCTGCTTTACCTAGGATTTCTGCATCTCGATTACTTTCTGTACTAATGTCTGGAATATCTATTCCTTGTTCTTCATAAAAAGATTTAACCTTACTTAAAACATCATCTTCGTCAGTTAATCCAAGTCCAACTCTTATAGTTCTTTCTAATTGTTTAGATTTACTTAATTTGCTTTCCTCTTCTTTACGATGTTTTCTTTCTAATTTAGCTTTAGTTTGACTTATAATTTTGTCAATTTCCTCTTGTGTGTAAGTTTTTTCTTCTTCCTTAGGTTCTTGCGTATCATTATCATTTTGGACATCTACATTTGACGTATCTTCATGATTTACTAATACTTCTTCCTCTAAGTTCATATCTTCGTTTACTCCCGGCATATGTACCTCCCATTTAAAGTCCGTCGACTATTAATTTTCATATTTTTGATTATTCTGGTATATGTACCTCCCGTTTACAGTCCGTCGACTTGGCACAAGTTAATGGATTCGAACCACTACCTAACAGTTTTGTGGACTGCTGTTCTTCCGTTAAACTAAACTTGCATAAAAAATAGACAGCTTTAAACTGTCTATTAATTGACTATTATTTATTGATTAACATTTACCATATTTGCCTCTTTTGGAGTTACTCCTGTTTGTTCTACATTATTCATTTCTTGTTGTTCCATAACTTGTTGCATGGCACTATTTAATGCATTTCCTGCTTTCTCTATTTCATTAAAGATTTTTTCTTTTTCTTCTCTTTCTTTTAATATTTGTTTTAATTCTGCTCTTGGCATTGCTGAATCTTGTGGTAATGCATTTACATATTCTTCAAAGTTTATATGTCCTGCATTTAATAAGTTTTCTAAAGATACTTCCATTGCATACTTGTCAAATGGAGATTTTGGTGTTGTTTCTATCTTTATATCTAAATCATATTTCTTAAGTTCCTTATAACTCATCTTATATGTTTCTTCTAAAGTTGTATTTGTAGTATAATCTTTTGTTTCTTTTACCAACTCTATCCCTTTAACACTATTGGCTTTAAGCATTGCATACCATATAAGAGCTATGTCTTCTATAAAATCTTTATAAGCTTCTACTTGCTCATTTATTGGTTGCTGTGATGCTTGTTGTACTGCTAATATAGATTTACCACTTGCTTGTGTTGGATCTACATTTCCTGTAACTGTATCACTAGCACCTGCTAAATTTTGAGTTTCTTCTTGTAGCTCTTTTTGCAATTGATATGCATCTGAACTAATGCTAGCTGGCTTTAAATAATTAACTACTTTGTTTACATCATCTGCATTTAGCTCATCTACTTCTATAGTTGTACCTACCTTGCTTAATGCCTTAGTATTAGATATATATTTAGTGTTTGCAACTAATTTAGGAAAAGCTACAAGCTTAACAGCTAATGCTCTTCTAGTGGCTGTTTTATTTACTTCTATTTGATTAGGTATTAACGTTTCTACTTCTCCTTGGCCTCTAGCTGAACCTTTTACTCTTTCCCATAAAATATGAGCTACTGGATATCTGTCTATCTCTAAGCAACTGTCTTTCATAATTGTTGCTAATCTCGTACATTTCTTTGCCCATATCTTCCCATCTTTACCTTTATACAATTTTAATAATTCTAAACACATTGGAACTATTTCTGTAGTTCTTAAATCTCTTCCTGCTTGTTCTTCTATATCTTGGTCTTCTGTTATTAGTTCTATTTCTTTTTCACTTACTTTATTTTGTCTTGCCTCTTCTTTTACTTCTTCTACCGTACGTCTAAAAGAAATAATAATATATGGCTGTTTCTGTATATCATCTTCATTTTCATTTCCATAATAGATATTGGTTTTATTTACTTGTTCACAATAAATAGCATTACTATTTTCATCTGGATCTGCATAAAAATAAATGATACCTTCACTATCTATACAGGCATCATTTATACAATTTCTTATTAATTTATTTATTTTTGTCTTCTCCCAAATTCTATTTGCATATCTATTAAGCATATCGCATATATCTTTTAGCTTTTCTCTTTCTTCTTGACTTTTGTAGGTATCGGAATTGAAATATATTTGGTATGTATTAGTCTTAACTACTCCAAGTTTATACTTACAAATAGATTTAATCATGTTTAACGTTATTGGTTGTATTCCAGAAAGTTTAGCACCTTCCCATTGTTTTCCATGGTAAAAGTTATAATTTCTTTTACTTTTTTCATATAGCTGTTGCTGATAATTATAATTCTTGCCACGTTCATATTCTTGCCATACTGTAGTTATACTTGTTTCTTTTTGCTTTTTCATTATTCTCTCCTTTCTGGTACTCCTAAACCACCATCGTATGCATCAAGCTCTGCTAAATCATCTTGTAATTCTTGCAATTTTTCATTTTGCTCCTTTTCTGCCCTATTGCTTTCTATATTGTCTTTAATTGTTTTTATAGGGTGTTTTACTTCTTTGGGTACTTTAGGCAATTCTTTGTCCTTTCCTACTTTATAACCAACATAAAATCCTAAGCACATGCACAATATTGCTATAATTGTATATATAAGTTCCATAATTCACCTCCAATTAAAAAGGAACTATGTCATCTCCATAGTCCTCTTCTATATTATCTATATTTTTACCAAATATCTTATTAACTTGTTCTTGTATATCTTTATATTTAGACTCTCTTTCAAACTTCTTAAAAGTTTGCTGTTCTCTTATGTTATAACTTATTGCTAGTCCCATTGTTAAATCATCATGATAGCCTGTTTCTGCTTCAGCTTTACCTTTTTCATTTACTATAAATGTAAGCATTTCTCTTAATGTTTCTTTGTCTTGTATTACATCTATACTATCAAGCACTATCTCTTGTAATTGTCCTAATATATAAGGTCTTGTTATTGTTGTAGTTTTAAAACCAAAACTCTTTTCATATTTATTATTATATTGATCTTCTTTTTTCCTTACATATTGATTAGGATAATTAAGTTCCATAAGCTTTTGCGTAGGATATGTAGAAAAGTTATTTTCCAATCCTATTAATGCACAATTGTAAAACATTCCTAAACAATATACTTGTTTAACGTATTCTATTTCATTGTATTGTTGTTTTAATACAGCTACTTGCTTGCCCGTAATATTATTTATGACATGCGCTGTAAAGAAGTCTGAACCATCGCCTGCTGTATCTCCTCCTATTACATAAGGCACTCTGTTTTCTGGATATTCATATATCTTTATTTCTCCCTCTTCTTGTTCCAAAAACTTTTGATTTCTTATCCTTATTCCATCATAATAACAAGTAAATTTACCTCTTACTAATGGCTCTGGTGCTGTATTTATTCTATTTATTATATTTTGCTTATCAAAATAGCAATGTCCTGTGCTTAAAAATGCTTCTTCTGGACATATAGGATATTCCTGTTTGAATTGATTAATATCATTTGAACAGTTATTTTTAATACACCATCTGCGCCATGTTAATTGTTCTAATGTAAGATGATATTTTTCTTTTAGATCTATTTCATCTTGTGTTAAGGTAAAACCTGTGTAAGGCATGCTATATTCATCTAATTCATTCCAGCCAACAAAAAGAGGATAGAAGTCGTTTTCGCCTGCGACTGCACTATCCCACATCTCTTTAAAATATTCATAGCCATTTGCTGTACTTTCTATTATTATCATACTTTCTGGTGTATTAGGTACTGCTTGTAATAAACCAGTCATTGTTGCTTTTTTATCACCTTCCCAGAAAGCTAGTTCTGATAAATGTAATGCTGTAAATGTATCAGAACGTCCTATTCCTTTTCCTCCAGCCGTCATACATTTAATTTTGCTATCTAAGCCTGTTCCTTCATCATTATTAAACACTAGCTCTTTCGCATTAGACTTTCTTTGTGCTGGTCTTATTGCATCTGGTAAATAATTAATCATTAATTTAGACATTTCAAATATATTAGTTGTACTTGTTTCTTTATGTGCTATTATACCTGCTCTATAATTATGGTGTGTAGTTGTGTTTTTAGTTATAATAGCTTCTGTTTCTGTACTAAATCCCATTTGTCTAGATTTTAATATTATAATTCTAATAGGTTTATTCTCTTCATGTAGTTTTTTGATTACATTATAATATTTAAGTTGAGGCTTATTTAAGATTAAAGATATTATTCTTCCTCTTTTATCTCTAATCTTTATATAGTTTTCTATATAGGCTTTAGTATTAATACTCATTGCCCTCAACTCGCTTTAAATACTCTTCGTAATTTGTATTAATGTTAATATTTGTTTCTTTAAACATACCTAGATGTTTTCCTAATAATTCTAATGCTTTAGTTTTATCTAGCATTTTTACCTTTTTAGTATCTCCTATGTATTCTCTTTCTGCTCCTCTTCCTTCATATTCTTCAAATGTCTCTACTCCAGATATTGCTCCTGCTATGTCGTCTTCTAAATCTACTATGTTTCTTAATGCTCCATTATCTGTATACAGTTTCCTTATATCTCCAAAAGCAATTTTTGCCAATTCTTTTAATACTCTGTCTTGTGTTATTTCTGTTCTTTTTTGTATCTCTGCTTGTTTTTGCAATATATACTCCTTAACCTTAGTATTCCTTAGTAACTTACTTCCATTTACATTTGCTGTTTCATCTTTTTTACAACGTTTGTATGCAACTTTATATGCTCTCGTTGCATTAAGATCTATCAGGTATTCATCACAAAATCTTTTTTGTGCTTCTGTCATATAAAATTGCTCCTTTCTTAATTAAAATACTTATCTACTATTTCTCTTATAATATCATGTGAATTTGCAATTATATCTACAACATCTTCTTCACTATAATTTTGATCTAAATGAGTTATATATGTATTAATATAACAATGTCCTAATTCATGTAATAAAGTTGTTCTTTTTCTATCTATACATAAATCTTTATCTAAATAAATAGTTTGTGTATCTGCATATGTTAATCCATAATATTTTCCAAACTCCTCAACTCTATCATTATGTTGTTTTAACTGTTCTCTCATTTGCTCTTGTGAAATTTCTTTTATCTCCCAATTTTTATTATTAATCTTAAATTTTAAATTTCCTTTTGTCATTCTCTTTTCCTTCTCTTTCATAATAAATACATCTAAATGTTCCATCTACACATTGCCTAATTTCACATAACTGTGTATACTTGTTTTTACATCTACTACATATTTCTTTTTTGTATTCTTCTAAAATTTCTTTCATATTCTTACCTCTTTTTATTTATTGGTTGCGCATTTGGGAGTCGAACCCAATACCTTTAGCTTATGAGACTAATGAGATAACCGTTTCTCTAAATGCGCAATATAAAAGAGTAAGCATTTAAAACACTTACTCTCTCAGAGGACAATTTAATTTTCTATGAGCAATAATTAAATGGTAGTTTGGGCTTGCCAATTTCTTAGCACTACTTTTTTACCTACTACCATTTTACTGCCTTTTTATCGCACAAAACGCACAAATGCTAATTTTTTTTAAAAAATCTTTTTAATTTCATTCTAGCAGTATTTTCGCTTCTATATCCCATTTCTATTTGTATTTTTATCCAACTATATTTATCATAATATCTATATCGAATAATTCTTCTTATTTCAGAATCTTCTATATAATTTAATTCATATTCAATCTGCTTTATCATTTTTTCATATTTGTTTTTCTTACTTTTTAGCATTTTTTTATATTGTCTTTTGGTTTTACTACCAAATACTTTATTGTCTATGCCATTAACTCTAAAATTTCTTTTTATGTATGGAAATTCTTTCTCACTTCCGGTTACAGAATCTCCTATTATTGTTTTTTCTCTTTTTTCTATATTCTTTAATCTGTTTTCTATGTCTTTTATCTCTTCTATTACACTATCGGCTTGTTCCAATAATTCTTTAATCATCTGTACCTCCTATTTATAATAATTTTTTAATTTGTTAAAACTTTCTTCTGTTTTTATCCTAATTCTTGTTACTTCTGCTTTGCTAGCCTTATTTTCTAGCCTTTTCTTTAATGCATTGTCTAATACACTTAAGTCTGCTCTTATCTTTTGTATTAGTTCTTTTTCTTCGTCTGTTAACATTAGTTATTCTCCAATCTATAACAATTTCTTTCATATTTCTCTTTAGTTAATATTTCTTCTATATACATTTTTGTAATATCAAAACCTTCAACACCTAGATATTGTTTATCACTTCTAGCATCTTTATATTTTTTAACTCTACCAACTTTAAATTCACTTAAATAATTAATTGTATACCCTACTATGTCATTTTCTTCTATTAAATCTATTATGTTATCAGAAAAATTCTCTACTGCAGCACTATCACACCAATCTTCATTGTAAATATTAAAATAGATAGCTTTTTTATTTAATTCATTTTCTCTTATTCCTATTATTTTTACTATTTGTCCTGTATTAAGTCTTGCATAATCATCTTTTTTTATGTTGTTTTGAGCATATAAGGCATATCTAACATTGCTATTATCTTTTTTTAAATATTCTTTTTTACTGATACATCTATTCATTATCTATTTTCCTTTCTTCGACATTTTTGTCGCTCTTAACCGTCATTTGTCGCTTTCCTTTCAAAGTATTGTTTTATACATTCTTTTATTAATTCAATTCCTCTTAAGTCACTTGTACTTTTTATTTTTTCGTATATTTCTACAATTTCTTTTATTTCACCATTTTCAAATACTTTATAACCTTGATTTAACTTATTTACTAATAAATCTATAATCTTATCTTTCTTCTTTATCTCTTTATCTTTTTCTTTTAGTATATTTAATACTGTTTCTATTGCTTTTTGATTAGATACTCCTATCCAGTTTCTATTAACTTGTTACATCTTTCTATAGCTCTCTCTTGCTCTTCTGTCATCTACTCACCTTCTTCTTCTTTTATACATTTATTTTCGAATTTTTTATAAGCATCGAAATATATTTCTTTTTTATCTCCGTTGTAAGTTAATTCATAATACATACCATCTAGTAATGATGTACTTAATAGTGCTTTGCTGTTTTGTAGTGTTTTACAGCTCCATACTATATACACATTAAAATTTGGTATCTCATCTGTTTTGTCTAAATGCTCTATGGCATATTCTCTTACTAATTGTTTTGCTTTTTTTATAAATTCTTCATTGTTCATCTATTTTTCCTCCTCCAATATCTTATTTTTATTTTCTTTATAATATCTTTTTCTAGTTTTATACATTTTCTCAAAATATAAAGTTTCATCAACTAAGTCATATACTATTGGTTCTTTTTTATCTTCAAACTTTCTTTCTACTCTTCCAACTGCTTGAATTACAGTTGCTTTATCTCTATGTGGTGTTGCTAAAATTAAAGTATCTAGTCTAGGTATATCTAATCCTTCTTTAGCTAATCCATATGTTGCATATAATATATGAACCTCCCCTAATCTTATTTTTTCAATGCACTCTTCTCTATATTTTTTCATTTTTAATGTTGTCATTTTACCATCTATAATTAATCCTGGAATTTTGTTATTTAAGAATTTAAGTTGATTTAGTCTGTCAGATAAAACTAAACTGTAGTTATTTTTTCTCTTATTTAAAATATCCAATATAATTTTATTTCTTTCATTATTTTCTGCTAAATTTGTTGTTAATTTAGCATACTGTAATGTTCCATCTGTATTTAAGCATTTATCTGAAATAATATAATTTGTTTTGACTTTAACTATTGTTGCAGGAACTAATCTTTTTTCTATTGTTTCTTTAGGAATTTCTATTATCGTATTTCCTAGTAAACCAAACATTGCTTTTTCTGTTCCTTTTATATTTCTATATGGTGTTGCTGTTAAACCATACTTATATCTTGCAATTAATTTATTTATTACTTTATAAAACATACCTGAACTTGCTGGTGTTCCACATACTCGATGACATTCATCTACAATTATGCAATCCCATTTATCTGCATATTCTGTTAGATCTATTTTTGATAATGTTTGTACTGTAGCAAATGTAATATGTGTTCCTATTTCTATTTTTCCATTTGCAATTTTTCCTAATCCTATTCCTTTAAAATTGCTTTTAGCTCTATTGTAACTTTGATTTAATAAATCTATAGTATGTGTTATCCAAAGTGTCTTATAACCTAATCTCGCTATAATTTCTAATGCTGTTTGTGTCTTTCCTGAACCTGCTGGCATAACAATTATTCCATTTTTCAAATTTATTGCTGCATTACATGCCTCTTCTTGATAATCAAATAATTTAATATTAGATTTGTATTTTATTTTTTCTCCTAAAACAATGTTATTTTTGAATAATTGTCTAGGATATAATTTAAATAAATCATTTAAGCATCCAAATGGCAAAATTAAATCGTTACCATCTAATTCATAATAAACTAAATTTCGTGGTGTATTATAGTTTGAATAGCCTAAATATTGATTTTTGATATAATTTGGATTGGTAATTACCATTTTTCCTTCTGCATAATCTAATATTTTTTTATCTGGATTTTTTACACGAATATTATTTGCTACTATAAATTCCATATTCGCTCCTTTCGTATATCAAAACTTTTATCTTTAAAGTTAATATCATTTAAATTTTTATAATAAATTTTATTTTCATATTTTATTGCTAAAATAAAATCTTTATTTTTACACTCTTTATATCTTTTAAAAGCATTTCTTTGATTTTCTTCTATTCTTTCAATAGGAAATAAATATGTAGAAGATGTTTTAGCATCAACCAATATTGGTCTATTATTTTTTATTGCCACAATATCGCATGGTTGACTTCCTATGTGTGCTTTTGGCGTTAGTAATGTAACCCAATAACCTTTTTTAGATAATTTCTCTGCTAATTCATTTTCAAATTTATTTCCTATATTTTTATTGTTCAATTTTAAATCCTCCCAAAATTTCATCTTTAGATACATTTTGTTTTCGCATTATTTCTTTTAGAAAAAACTCAGCTACTGACTGCATTTCGTTTATATCTTCTACATAATCATCAGCTTTATCTGGATTATTTGTTATGTAATTAATGCCATCTTGATATCTTTTTAACAGATGATTGTACATTTCTTTATATTTTTTAATATCCATATCATCACTCCTTTGGCATTTCATATACTACTTGTTTTTGTCCTACAGCATAGCATCTATTGAATTTATAAGTATCAACTATTTCTTCTAATACTTCTTTTGCTCTTTCTTCTGTATCATATTCTCCTAAAAAAGCACATATCATATTGTCCGATGCTTTTTCTGCTTTAATTCCCCAACAATCTGGTTCCGTTGCAAATTCTTTTGAACTCCAAGTATCTATATATAATCTAAAAATTTCATTAAAATTAAATATTTCTGATTTATCTTGACTTACTATTAACATCTCTTTCTCCTCTTTCTTTATATAAAAGTGTTCCTGGAACCCTCTTGGAACACAATAGGTGTTCCGTTATATTCCTTGACACTCTAGGTATTCATGTGTTCGGAACACCGGAACACCATTTTTTTACTTTTATATACATATATATAATTAATAGAATACATATATCTAATTTTCCTATACGTATATATATATATATTATTTAGGTGTTCCATATATATATTATTTATTAAAGTCTTACTCTCTCTAGTTATTTACTGGAACACCTTGTGGTGTTCTTTAGGTGTTCTGTGGTGTTCTAGGTGTTCCCAAAATAAATGTTTTTTATCTTTATTAATCTTTGTTTGCCATTTGGCATAGATAATGGCATTTGATATTTTCCATTTTTATCAGTCACTACATATCCCTTATCAGCCATTTTCTTTTTTACTCCATTCCAATTTATGTTGTTTTCTTTCAAAATTTCATATAATCTTGTTGGAATAAAATCGTAATACATTATTGCCCCTTTACCATCTGTTGTTTTTTCTAATCTCCCCCATATCTGCCCTGTAGGAGAATTATCTGTTTTGTCACAATAAAAATTATTAATATTAGCATTCGCTATATCTATTATTAAATTTATATATCTATCTGTTTCATCTATATCTTCTCTTATATATTCTTTAATATCCTCTAAGCTTAATGGCTCATCATTGAATATTAATTTGCTACAATAATAATCAGCTGTCATAATACAGGCAAAAGCATTTACTTGTTTTTTGTATTCTGTTAATTCAGAAATAGATTTTACAAATTTACTATTCACTTTATCTAATTTTTCTCTATCTTCAATTAGCTTTATAAATTCTTTTCCTGCAAATCCATAATTATCTTGAATAAATTTAACTGTTGCATTTCCATCTTCTATTATAGGAGAATCATCATTTATTTCTATTACTCTGTTTTTTACTCCCTCTTTAGATGTATCACTTGTAATTGGTTCTTCTCCATTTAAAATTATTATTGTTTGCCAACTTGTCTGTTCTCTAATTCCTGCATCTGCAGTTCCTCTTTCTTTTCCTTTTCCTTCTGTTAATATATAAATTAGTTCATCAAAACTTTTATATCTTGCTTTTGCTATTTGTAACTCATCAAGAAAAATAGGCATATTTCTATAAAAATTACATAATCTTTCGTTTGCTATTGCTGTATTTGATAGGTTACTAATCATATTATTATCTGGCCTACCCCAAATACTTGCACATACCATCTCTGCTACTGTTTTTCCATTACCACTTTTACCCCACAAATGAACTATAAATGTATTTAATTTAAAGATTCTTACTAAAACTCCTGCAAAGCTAGCTGCTATCATAAATCTTAATGTTTTACTATTTTTTCTTAAATTTCTTATATAATTTTTCCATTCTTCATAATCTCCATCTTCTATTATAGAGTCTATCTTTTGCCTAAATTCTTTATCTACATCTAAAACATATTTACTCGTGTATGGAATAAATTCTTTATCAATCCAACCTAGATGGTTTGTAGAAATAAGTGGCTTTATATCATTTAGCTCTAGTATATCTGATAGATATGTAATTAATTCTTTAGCATTATTCTCATTAACTTCTATTCCGAAATTAGCTAACTGTAATATCTTAGCTTTACTTGCTATTGTACTTTTTTCTACTATAACTGTTTGCCATTTTTTATCTTTATAAAAAGCTAATTTAATCTTCTCTAGATTGGTTTCTAAGTTGATTAAACGCTCTACAGGTATAATTGGGTGGCTACATGCTTTTACTTTAACAGGAGTCATTGTCGTGTCATATTTGTACTTAAATATTTCAATATCATTTGCTTCCCATTCTCCTGTTTTCATAGAAGGATATGGACAATCTGTAAAATTGCTTTCTTTGCTATTTGTAGATTTTTGTTGAAGTACCATTTCAGACTGATATGCTTTTAATAAGTTTGAAAAATTTCTTTTTATCTTTAATTGTTTTGCTCTCTCTTCAAATTGATTTAATACTTTTTGTTTTTGTACTGGATTATCTATAGCAAAGATATATTTTATTTTCTCTTCGCTTAATATTTCTTCTGCAGATAATTTATTAATTTCGAATATATCTGCTGTATCTAGTAATTCATCTGCAATATCTTTCTGCAAGTTCGTCCACCTTCTTTCTAAAAGAACTATCTTTATATAGCTCAATTTTTTCTTCATCTGTTCCATAAATAAAAGCTTCTAAATAGTAATCTATAATACTTAATTTTTGATCTTGCTCTACAAAATTCATTTTATGTATACTATCACATAAAATTTGAAAGCTTCTATTTTCCCAATTTTTAAATTGCTGTTTTGCTATTTGTTTTTGTTTATATCTATTGATTTTTATTTCATCGTTTTTTCCTTTAAAATCTAGTCCTAAACCTAAATTGTCATTTATATATTTAGCTGCCTGGTATGCATTTATATTTAATAAATCTTCTACTAAATTAATTGCATCTCCACCTTTACCACATCCAAAGCATTTCCAAACTTGTTTTTTCTCTGATATTGATAAACTAGCTGTATTTTCAGTATGGAATGGACATTTACAAAAATGTGCTCTATTTAGTTTTAAATCTAACAAATTTGCAACATCAATTATATTTACTAATTCTTTTACTTCTTTTATTTTGTTCATGAAGAACCTCCTAAAAAGGAAGTTCTTCATTACTATATCCTACATTATAAAATGGATCTTCCGTTTTTTCTAATTTCTTTTTTTCTGGAATTGTATAATTTCCTTCTTTAATTATTTCTGTACTTCTAATTTGAGTAACTTTTGTAGTTGTACCAATAGAACCATCCATTCTTTCGTACTCTTCTTCACAGAATATAGCACCAACTTGTAATCCAATTATTTTACTTTCATCGTGATTACATTTTAACCAATCAAAATTTGGATTTGATTTTTCAAGAGATGTCATTAATCCTTTTAGTCTGTTTAGCCAATAGTCACCTTCTAAAACATATCTATGTACTCCATTGTTAGGAAATTTAGCAGGATTATCTGGTGTACTTGTTTTCTTTCTATTTTCGTATTGGTTCATAAAGAATCCAGAAAATTCTCCTTCAGCAATATCTATTGTTATACTTAGCATTTTCTTTCCTGCTTTACTTTTTTCATTTTTTGCATTTAATATTTTACAAATATATCCTCCTGCTGGTAATTTAACTGTTTCTCCATCAAAAGCTTGTGCTTTTTTATATTCTTCTTCATTAAAATCTATCATTTTTTTATTCTCCTATTTCATAATATTTTCTTATATTTTCATCAACTTGTTTTAAGTCATTATCAATCTTTAAATCAAACATATCTTCTGGGCTTTTTACCGTACTATTTCCTTCGTTTTGTGTTAAAAAATAATGTCTGTCATTTTCAATTTGTGTTAATAATACAATGTCAAAACATCCTTCAACTGTAAGTTTTTCATCTAACATTTTACCTATTGTTTTAGCTTTTATTTTTCCATTTACATCTACTTCTGTATGGTGTAAAAAATATACTATTATATCATCTGGCAATTTTTGATTTATGTAATGTATTAAATTTCTAAAGTTTAATGCTATATCTGTAAATTTGTTGTATCCTACTTCTTTTGCCCTATCAAACATCTCATTTATCAATAAATATTGACTATCATCTATTACATATTTTTTTAATGTTGGATTAGATAGTGCTTTCATTATCAATGTATATGTTGCATTTTTTACTACTTTAAAATCTTTTTTAAACGGTAATCTTGTTTTTTCTACAAGAAATATACCAACTTCTTCTTTATCAAAATTCTTAATAGAATATGTCTTTCCACTTCCACTTTCACCTAAAATTAATACTGGGATACCTATAGGTCATTCCCCCTTCCTTTTCTTTCTGCATATACCTCATCTATAAATTTGGTCATTTCTTGCTTTCTTAAATAAAGTAATGAATGTATATTTATTAAATATCTTTCTAATCTTTCAAAATTATTGGCTTTTTCATAAAGATCTTTTGTTTTTATTCCATAATAATCTTCATATATTAGCCATAACATATCTGTTATTTCTTCAAATTCACATTCTTTTCTCTGAAATTCATCAAAAACTTTTTTTTCTTTGTCTTCTAAATTATATTTGTCTATTTTGTCTAATTCTTCGTCAGTTGGTAGGGTTGCACTTAAATTACATTGCATATTTTCTATTTCAGTACCATCGTTTAAAATTATCTTTTTTATAAAACTATTTTTCCACCCCATTCTTATGTTTTTGGTTCCATTTTCGATAATCATAATTAAACACCTACCTTATACTTAATCTTTCTGAACGAGGCTCCAGGTGAGCAAAAGGTAAATTTTCTCCATTCTCTAATGCTTTTCTTATTTTATCTGTATCATTCTCTGTTATTGTTTTTGTATATTCTTTTGGTACATCTCTATCTATTGTTAATGGTTGCTTACCACCGTTTTTAACAATATTAAAACTGAATAAGTTCGTAGTAAATTTTGTTTTACCTGTAAACTTCATACAATTAAATAAATTACTTTTTAGCATTTTTATTCTGTTATCCAGTACTCTTGCACTTTCCATTAATCTTTTTGCTTCTATTTTTCTTGCATTACTTTGCATTTCTAATTCTTTTATAATCTTTGCATATCCATCTGCTTTATCTTCTATATCGCCTTCGATACTCTCCAATGTATCTAATATCGCTTGTTCATCTACATCTTCGTCATATAACATATTTAACAAATGATCATAATTACTTGTTAATTCGTATATATTACTCATTTTTATTTCCTTTCCAGCTTTTATAAGCTTCTTCAAAATCTTCAAAGTAATTTCCTTGCCACCATGTATTTTCTTCTAAAATTGCACATATTACATATTGAGCACTACTATTGTCATTCATTTTGCATAAGAAAGATCTTTTTCCTTTTTCTCCAAATAAAATGTAATATGTATTTCCATTAGTATTAATAAATATCCTTTCTGGCATCTTTTTTTCACTCCTTGATTTCTTTCCTTAATTATGTTAATATAATTAAAGAGAATATTTTGTTATGTTCTTTTTTGCTATGTATTCTGTTTTAGCGGATAGATGCATAGCATTTTTAATTTTTCGTGTATTAAATCTAATTTATTTCTTACTTCTTCTTCATTATGTTTTGAATTACTAACAAATAATAAAAATTTAGTTGTATCTTCCATTTCAAATAAACTTTTTGCTATATTTGCATCTAATTCAGCTTCATCATATTTGTATTTCTTTATTGCTTTTTCAGATACTTGCCTTAAATTCCTCATACTATTTTCTAGCTTTACTTTTCTTAATGTATTGTCTAAATATAACTTGTCCAACTTATCCATACGCTTATTTCACCTCCTTCAAAATCTTTATTGTTTGTCCTTCTTGTAATTCACTTGTTGTCATTCCATTTATATCTTTAATTGTATAAATGTAATCTCTTATATCTCCATCGGTTCTATCTGTAGCTATACTCCATAATGATTCTCCTTTTCCAACTGTGTAGTCTATATATTCTGTTTTTTCTTTAGATACAGAAATACAGAAGATTCCTAAAAGTATAAATATTAAAATTATTGTGCTTCTAATAAATTTAAATTTGTTTTTTATTCTCATTATTTTTTCACCTCTTTCGTATTGTTGTTAGCCTATTATTTAATTCATCTAATGTAATTCCTACATAATCTGCAAATTTCTTTTCAATAAGTATGTATGTCCATCTATTATTTGGCTTTTGTATAGCTGTTCCAAATAGAAAACGATTTTGCTGTAAGCCATATCTTATTAATTGTGGGCTTTTATTCAATGTCTTTGACATTTCATAAACATTCATTTTATACTCCTTCTTTAATTATTTAGTGTAGACTGCGAATCTAATATTTTCTTTAATTTTTGTTTCATTACTAACTCACCTCTTTTAAAAATTTATTTACAAAATACACCTGACCTTTCCCCGTTACCTTAGTTGTTTTAGTTATCCTTATACTTCCATCTGGATTATTTACAGTTCTTTCTTTTACTTCGAATAGACCTAAATCCATAGCCATTTGCGTTGGCATATTTCTTCTTTCTCCTGATTTTATTAGATAATCATTTTCCCTTAGCCATTTGAATAATCTATTTTGTCCTATATCATGTCCATTTTGTTTAATTAATTTTGCTAAATCTCCTATTAAAATGCTTGTTGCACTTGTTTCTACTGAATTAGCAAATAGTACTTTTGGTCTTTGCTCTTCTAATTGCTTTTCTCTTTCTTTTAATTTATTAGTTGCTACTAACAATGCTTTTTGTATTAATTCATCATCGCTTAATGTTTCTTGCCCTGCTATATAACCACCATTTTTTCTTATACTAGGCAATACTTCATTTGTTACCCATTCTGTAAATTCCTCTGCTTCTGGTTTTCTACTTTGGAATATTACTTTATATAAGTTGCTTTCATTTATAAACGTTGCATTCTGTTCTCTTCCTAAACTATCGATGACCTTACTAATAGTAACCCCATCCGGATTAAGTCTTGATTTTACCCTACTTACTTGTTCTAAATCTAATATCTTGCATACATCTGCTAAACAAGCAAATGGAATATTATTAATTTCCGCTGTTCTCATTTCTCCAAATTTTTCATTCTTAAATATTTGTAAATTGTTCATTATTTTTTCCTCCCTTCCTAAATAATTTGTTTTGCTATTTCTTGCAATATTTCTTGTTTATCTGTTCCAGTTAAACCTAAATCATAAAGTAATACTGCTCTTTTATCTGCTAACTGCTTTACACCTGTCCCTTTTATTCTTGGGAAATCTTTTCTATTAAATATCTCTCTTGCTTTATTTTCTCCTATTCCTCTCCAGTCTGCATAATCATATGGGTTTATTGTTTCTGGTAAATCTTCATAATTAAGGATTGACTTCTTTTCTTGCATTTTTTCTCACTTCCTTTCTGTCGAAATTTGTATTATAATTACCTCGATTGGAGGTATTAATTATGGACTTATTAAATAATTGGCTAGTACAAGTTTTTATTGGTAATATTGCTTGGATTACACTTTGTAAAATAATCAAATGGTTACGCATTCAATTAAATTCTTCTGTTACAAAGACATACCAGCCTGAAAGAAAATTTACAGAGCAATTTATAAATAAACAATTTAAAATTTGCTTTTTTCTTTCTTCTGTTCTAACAATTTCTTTAATAATAATGTTCGTTAATGAATTGCAAAAACAATTTGTGGCATTATTTATTTTTTTAGGTATTATTCTCTTTTTTTGCTTTTTGCTTATGATTAGTGCGTTTGAAGAAGCTCTTGAGCATTGGAATGATTAATTTTGCAATAGGTATAAAAAAAATCCTATAATATACCATATATATTTTTGTATAAATTTTTCCATCTTCTCACCTCTTGTTCATATATTTTTGAACATTTTAATTTAAAAAAATATACCTTTTATAATCTCTCTTTTTCTTTTCGCACCATTTAATGATTGCTAAGCATAGTTTATTACTCTTTGCACTCTTTCTTTTGTTAATTATTTCACTAAGATATGAAGCATTAATACCTATATCTTCTGCAAACCATGATTGATTTCCTCTATACTCTTCCTGAATCAATTGTCTTAGTTCTTCAATTTTAGCTTCCATTCTTTCACCTCTATTCTGTTTATTTTTTTTTGAACATTTTTATTTTACTAAAATACTTTTTCTTTGTCAAGATTTTTGTTCAATTTTTTTTGAAAAAAACATTGATTTTTTCAAAAGCCTATTGTATACTATATTTGGAGGTATTTTTATATGTTTGATAAAAATAAATTTGCACAAGTAATAAAAAATATAAAAGAACTTTATAACTCTCAAGAGGAATTTGCAGAAAAATCTGGAATAGGTAGAACATATCTTTCTCAATACATGAATATGAAACTTGAAGAACCACCTAAACCAAAAATATTAGAAAAATTAGCAAATGCTTCAAATGATACTATAACATATAAGTATTTGATGAATATTTGTGGTTATACCGAAAAAAATATAGAAAATCAAGTATCTTCTATCTATAAAAAATTAAAAGAATTTCATAAATATATAAATAATGGAAAAAGTAATAAAGATAATTCTTACGAAATTGAAGGGTTTATAGAAGATTTTCAAGGATATCTACTCTTGTTATATAAAAATATAACATCTTTATCAACAAGTCAGATATTTTTGAATGATATTTTTAATTTTTCTACTGCTATTGAAGATTATAAATATATATCTGGTTTTATGCTTTTATATAATGAATTTTTAAGATTATTAGAAAAAGAAAATTATATTGCGATAAAAAATTACACATTTATTAATTGCTTTGATATTGAAGATATATACAATAATTTAAATAATCTTGAACATTTGGAATTATTTTCGTTATATAGCAAAAATATTGAACTTAAAAATTCTAATAATGAATTAACCCTTCTTGCTGACTATATTAATTCTTTTTCTCGTTGTTTAACTTTAGCACATTTAAGTCAATTCGACAGTAATTCACTAATAGAATTATTTAAAAAGAAAGCTCAAAGTTCAACTTGTAATGGTGAAGCCCTTGCTGAAGAATGGACAAATCGAGATAAGTACAATGAGGCAATTAATTCTGATAGTAATAGTTCCTATAATACACAATTCTACATGTGCCCTGTATATGGACAAATAAGTGCTGGCATACCTAATTGGGCCGAAGAAAATATAGAAGGTATATTACCTATTGATCCCGATTTAATGAATATTGCAAACCCAGAAGAATGCTTCTTCTTACGAGTTAATGGCGAAAGTATGAATAAGCTCGTAAAAAATGGTGGCTATGCATTAATTAGAAAACAAGATATGGTTGAAAATGGCGAAGTAGCAGTTATATTAGTCAATGGCTATGATGCCACTCTAAAAAAATTTAGCAAACAAGGTGATTTAGTTGTACTAGAGCCAATATCTACGGATCCAAGTTTTACAACTCAAGTGTATAGTAAAGACACACCTATAAGAATATTAGGAAAATATATTGGAAAATTTGAAATGAACTAAAATATTTTTATTTGACAAAACAAAAGTTTTAAATTAATATAAATAAAAAAAGAGGAAATGTGTTTAAATAGATTTCGCAGTCTACACATTTCCCACAACACAAAACCTTGAAAGATTTTGCAAGTTAATTATATATTAAATGCAATCTCTTTTCAAGTATTTTGTGATATTTGAAAGGAGTATTTTTTATGGCAAAAAGAGGTAATGGTGAAGGTTCTATCTTCTACTCTGAAAAATTAAACAGATGGGTAGGACAATTTACAGCGGGTAGAAAAGCTGATGGTAAATTAAATAGAAAATCTGTCTATGGTAAAACTAGAAAAGAAGTTAAAGAAAAAATTACTAAGGCTCTCGCCGACCTTCAAAATAATACATTTATAGAAAAAAACGACATTACAGTATATGAATTAGCAAAAGAAATAATAGATGATAAAAAGGATTCTAATTCTATATCTGAAAATACATATAAAAGAGCCACTTATACCTTAAAATATATCAAAAATGGATCTATCTCTGATATTCCAATTCAACGAATTAAGGCTCAAGATATAAAAGATTATTTAAAAACTGTAACAATATATGCAAATTCCACAATAGAGAAAATTTATCAATTACTTGGACAAGTTTTTAGGAGAGCTATTGAAAGAGATTATATAATAAAAAATCCAATGCTATTTGAAGAGGTAAAACGACCAGTATCTGACAAGCAAGATAAAGATGTAATACCTTTATCTATCGAAGAAGAAAAAAAACTTATAGATGTGGTTACAAGAGAAAACAAGGCATATAAAAATATAATATTACTTATGCTTTTCTCTGGTATGAGAATTGGTGAGGTCTTGGCTCTAAAAATTACAGATTTCGACGATAACTTCATTTCCATTTCATCAACTATTACACGAGATGAAAATGATAAATCCATTTTGGGCAAAAAAGTTAAAACAATTAATTCAAAAAGAACTATTATTATAAATTCAACCATTAGAGAAATATTAAATGATTCTATGAAAAATTCTACAGCAAATGAAAACAATTTGTTATTTTGTGATACACATTCAAAGGGAATTATAAAACCTTATGAAGTTAATTCTTATTTGAAAAGAATTAACAAAAAATATAATATATCTAAAAATTTGCATAATCATATGCTTAGACATACTTATGCTACTAGATCCATCGAATCTGGTATGAACATAAAAGTCCTTTCAAAAAAATTAGGGCATAAAAATATTCAAACCACACTTAATACTTATGCTTCTGTATTAGATAAATTTGAAATACAAGAAGATGAAAAATTAGATAAATATTTATTGGAAAATGATATTAAAATTAGCTCGTTGCATTAAAATTGCATTAATTAGTATAATTAAAACCTCTGTATGTATTGAAAAATCAATATATACAGAGGTTTCTTATTATGGTGGAGATGAGGAGAATCGAACTCCTGTCCACTAAACTTTCCATATAAATTTCTCCGAGTGCAGTTTGTTATTTAAACTTCCCATATATATTGGTTAACAAACAAAACAATATACATAGTATCTCTTGATTACCCACTATTCCAGAGAACTAATAGCTTCGTTTCCTACTTTAATTTGGCGCTTTATTTATAACAGTAGGCTTTATAATAAAACGACGTTGCAACTAGGCAGCGTAAGCTAATTCTTCGTTATTAGCGTTTATATTTATTCTTGCTTTTTTTAAGTGGCCAAAGCAACCATCCACTACTCGCTTTTCATACTTCTAGATTAATGTCGAAACCATTACATCCCCAAGTACATATTTATTTTACCACATATTTATTTTTTTCTCAATCTTAGTTTTAAATTTATACTTATAAAATTTCTTCCATTTTCTCTATTAGCTTTTTTATTTTGTCCTTAAAATCTTCACAGCTGTTTATTATAAATCTTTTAGGATGAGTTTTATATGCTTCTAATATTTTATTGTCAATGTTAATTGTGTCATTCCCTTCATCTCTTCTTGCTTTATTATTAAATGTATATAGTTCTGGCAATCCTTTTGCAACTGTTTCCATATGAATAATACCATCATAGTTATTTAATACTCTATCATATGTTGTATTAAATTTATTCAAAATTTTTTCTAATTCTGTTCTATCTAAATACATCATAGCATCAATTGGACCTCTATCATATATAATTAGATTTTTATTGTTTATAGATAATTCAATTGCTCTTTCATAAATTTTCTCTGTTTCAAGTTGCATTTTTATTAGCAGTTCTTGAAAATTACTTTCTCCTACTTTGGGTGCTGTAATCCCTCCAAGGATTAGCATAGTTGCTATTTCATTTACTATATATACATCATAGCCTTGCTTACTAAAATATTCTTTTATAAATGGTAAGGAGTCTGTCTTTCCTGCACAAGTTCCTCCTGTTAATAATATTTTTTTACATATTTTATTTTTCATCAGAATTTCCTTTCTATGTATATTGCCTAAAAATACTAGCATATAGCTCATTTTACTTATACAAATTTATGCTTACACTATAACATATTCTAAAATTTATAACAATATTTTTGTAAAAACTCTTGCATATATTTTTTCATTATGGTATGATGTTATTGCTTATTTTTTAGGGGTATAGTGTTAATGGTAGCACATCGGTCTCCAAAACCGCCTGTGAGGGTTCGAATCCTTCTACCCCTGCCAATATAAAAAATAAAGGCTTGCTATTAACACTAATAGCAAGCCTTTATTTTTCATTCTAACACTATATTTTAATCTTATCTTTATTTAAATATTGGAGGTTCACTTGTTTAATAAATTTTTTATTATGTTCTTT